ACATTGCACTCCGTAGTTAATAAATGTGGTTTTGGTGTCACCTAGCACAGTTACATCAAGTAGAGTAACTGTGCTGGAACCGTCTTACGACGATTCCTTAGGTGTTTCTACTGCAGAAACGATGGGTTCAACCACAGGTTGTCCATCAATAAGACCAATTTGAATCGCTTCATTGCGATTCTCATCATTCTGCAAAAATTGCAATAATGCGTTAGGGTCATGGTCAAACCTTGCCCGAATCTTCGCTGGCAAAGCCATAAAAGCCTCATCAGAGGCACGAATACGATTCAACGCATCGTGGTAATCAGACACACCACTGAAATCGCCGTATGACGGCTCTATTGGCGATACAGGCATATTGCCAGTTACGCCAAAACGCTCAACTAAAACATTAATATCACACTCATCCTTCATGTGTTGTTGAGCCAAACTCGGGTCTTTACATAAAAGACCAGACTCTTCCGAAGCAAGAGCCATATCGTAATTATACGGATTACGAACAAAAACTTTAGTCATATACATTCCTTATTTAACTTCAATACCAAAAGTACCTAAACGACCAGCCTTAACACCAACATTAGGCGTGTTCTGTTTAGCCAAACCACCATAAGCAGCTGCAGTACCAGCTTGCGATGCCCATGCTGAACCTTTTTTCATAGCTTCAGGCAAAAGATACTCGGTATTACGAGCATTAGCAATAGATGCCCTAGCATAAGCACCTTTAGTTAACGTATCTTGCATAAGATTACGAACACGCTGAGGCATCATATTAGACAACTCATACTGCTTAATAGCAGTATCGGCATCTTGATTAAGAGCCTGGGATCCTAACAAATTCCTTTGTTGATCCTGTAATTCAATCTGAGACATAGCCTGTTCGCGATTAATATTAATCTGGCGAGCAGTAGAACCAGAAGAAGCTGAAGCTTCACCAACGTTGGCAGCACCACTAGCACGTGAACCAGAAGGAACAGATGCACCACCTTGAGAATAAGCCAACATAGGAGAAAGACCAGCAGCCTTTAAATCCGCAACACGTCGCTGAAACGACGTATTAGACATATCTTCTTGAAAAGAACGATCAATTGCAGCTTGATCAGCTTCAAACTCGTTCTTACCCATTGCACCAAGAGCAGTGCCAGCAGCCGTCAACCATGGCTGACCAGTAACTGCACCAGCAACAGAAGCAATACCAGCAATAGAACCTAAATTTAAACCCATACTAACGCCCTCCGGTTGTTTCCTGACTACTCCTTACGGAGTAGTCCAGGTATATAACATTAGAAATGATCAATTAAACCAGGAACACTATACATAGGCATAGGTCTAGCCATCTTACAATCAAAAAACGCATCCATCAAAAACTGCTGACCGTTAGCAGCTGAACCGACTGCAGTAGTACGGTCAATAGGAGGAGTCTCCTGAATAAAAGTAGCGTTTAATGTAGGTAGCGAAGTAAACTTCTGAGCGTAATGCCAAGGGTCAATCGTACCAGCACTTGTAGACTTGAATAAACCAGTAATCTGAGAAGGTTTATAACGGTACTCAGCCCAACGCTCTTGATATCCAAAAACATCGTCATCAGTAGATGTACCAGTAACATAAATCTCTTTGTTCAAAACAGCTTGCTCACCTAAATGAGCAAATACAGGGAAATAGAAATCATAACGTGTCTCACGAGACCACATCTTAGGCAAACCTTGCTGATAAGTTAAATCAGCACGAACGTTTACCAATCCAATTATGTATCCATGCTCTTGAGCATGATACGTAAAACCATGTCCACTAGCCAACGCAGTACCCATTGCAGCCAAGTTACCAAGCGGAGTAACACCACCAGAAATAGAAGTAGCAGACGTCTGAGCAATCGGGTTAACGTTAACATAAGTAGAACCTCCACCAATATACTCTGGACGTTGTAAACGATAATCTTGTGGAGTAACACCAAAATGAGCACGTAACAATTCTGTATAACGTGTACCACCTCGCGCATCGCGCTCTAACAACTTCTGAATCTGGAAAGACTGACGAAGTTGATTAATAGTAGCTGATGTAGCTTGAGACAAATCAGCATACAAAGTAGCATCAGGAGTAATAGCACTATCAATACGAACCTGAGCACCACCAGCACCCGTAGTATAAAACTGACGGTTGCCATTATAAACAGTAGAAAAAACACCTAAATCAGCAGTATCGTTACCATTAGTAACAATAGGAGCAGAAGTACCAAGTGGCAAAGTAACAGAAGCACCCTTCTGAGGCCAAGGTAAAGCACCAGTAAAATAATCCTTACGCTTACCACGACGTAGCATAGAATAATCTGTAACATCATCACCACTATCACCAGTGTTAACAACAACAGAATTTTGTAAATTCTCGTCTCTAAACCACTCGTTATAAATTAAATTGTAAGCACGTAATGGCAAAGCATTGTGACTTACAGTATTACTGCCAGTAATCTGACCAACAGTAGGAAGACCAAAGTGGTCAAACAAAGAACCAACAGCATATCCACCAGCTGGTGAAGTAATCTGTGGAACAACATAAGAAATAGAATCACTTGGGTTCGCTTGCTCACCCATAAACTTAACCCAATTAGACCAAACTAATCGGTTAGGTACAAAAAAGAAAAATGTATCCAGATGCAAATTATCCATCACTGGAAACAATGGCGTAGCCAAACGAGCAAACATAGTTGCTTTAACATTGTGCATATCGCCTGGAAGGACTTCATCACAATAAATAGGAACTAAATAACCGCCATCAAACGTAGTTTTATGTGCGTATTGAGTATCAAAACTAGAACGCGGAATTTCCGCTTTAGGAACCATAGCGAAGCTATGAGAACTTACCGACTTATTACGATGCATAGCAATCTCCCGAAGTATTCCGTACCACTCTTACGAGTGATACGGTTTAAAAAAACTTAATCAGTCTCACGTATCTTAACTTGCTTTCCTAGACAAATCTGTTTAGGAGAAGCCAATAAATCAAAGGCACCAGTATTATCATCAAACGTGCCTAAATAATATAAATCAAAATCGTCAGGATGTACATAAATTTGGTTATCTTCACTAGCACGATTAACCTCATCACTAAACTGACGAATAGCTACACCTTCAGTAGCAACATACGCTGGACGTCCAAATGCGTCCGCAGCGCGGTCTTTAATAGAAACAATAACTAATTTCATAAAAACTCCTTTAAATCTTACGTTTTAAAAGCGATAACTTAGCCAAAGCGACTTTTTCCTTTACAGCCAAACGCTCTAAAGTGTTATCTTCAAATCGGGAACGTCCTTGAACTTCCCTAGCGAATTGTATACCATCAAACTGATCTGGAAACAATTCTTTAAACTTATTATCATAAAAACGTGGTGGACGGCACTTCTTACCTCTCACCACAACTTGGTCTGACGTATAAACGTCATCCATGTACTTATCAAACCAAGCCTGGCCAATACCAGGCTTAAGAGACATCTTGTTAAACTCTGGTTTACGTGTAAACAACTCACCAGACAACAAATCACAAAAACTATAATGTTGCTGAGGGTCAGTAATAGACCCATCTTCATTCAAACGGGTTTTCCCCGTTTGTTTCTTCATAATATATCGCGCAACATAAGCAGCAGACTCAAAATTGACATCACCAATAGAACTATAGCCATACGGCCAAAGTTCTTCAAGTATCTTTGACGTATATAAGAGAGACCCAGTCTGCGTTCTTTGGAAAACTTTCTTATCTGAAAAATCATGACCAAAGATACAAGCATGGAAATGAGGACGATCAAAAGACTCACCATATTCACCTGCCATATAAAATCTAATAGACTTACCAGGAAAACGTTTCCTGAACCTTTTCATAAACAACTGAAATTCTTCATAAATCAAATTCATTGCTGAATGTTGCTTATGATACGAATAATTTTCATTCTTCTTAACTTTTTTCGCATCAAACCACGAAAAGTTAGCAAAAGTAAGAGTAATAAAACAATTACTCGTATGCATTTGTGCCTCATGCATACAACGAATCGCCCACTGACGTGAGCGTTCAAGGCGACAACCAACACACTGACCACAAGGCAATGACAAGGTGCGGACTACATCCGCTCCTGGTATCTCCCGCCAAATAATAGACCTGTCAGCGCATTGATAAGCCGTTAACGGCTTATAACACGCCATAACTTACAGTCTAAAACCACCGCGTTGCGGTGAAGTACGCATATTAATGCTCTTGGTCTTGCTTACGCCACGACGAAACTTCTTAGCTGCGCCATGCTTGCTCATTGGTTTTCTATAAAGGCTCATAACATTGCACTCCGTAGTTAATAAATGTGGTTTTGGTGTCACCTAGCACAGTTACATCAAGTAGAGTAACTGTGCTGGAACCGTCTTACGACGATTCCTTAAGTGTTTCTACTGCAGAAACGATGGGTTCAACCACAGGTTGTCCATCAATAAGACCAATTTGAATCGCTTCATTGCGATTCTCATCATTCTGCAAATAATTTAACAAAGAATTAGGGTCGTGATCAAACTTAGCCCTAATCTTAGCTGGCAAAGCCATAAAAGCCTCATCAGCGGCTCTAATCTTATTCAATGCAGTATGATAGTCACCAACACCGCTAAAATCGCCATATGATGGCTCTAGTGGCGCTACAGGCATACTGCCAGTTACGCCAAAACGCTCAACTAAAATATTAATATCACACTCATCCTTCATGTGTTGTTGAGCCAAACTCGGGTCTTTACAAACAAGACCAGACTCTTCCGAAGCAAGAGCCATGTCGTAATTATAAGGATTACGAACAAAAACTTTAGTCATATTACCTTCCTCTAGTAGTAGTCTTAGTAGACTTAGACCCATCAGGGTATGTAGTAGTAGTGTTAATAGTAGCACTATTACCGCGAAAAGCTCCAATGCCTTTAAACAAAGTACCTAATGCATCCATTACAGGATTAGCATATTTAGAATAAGTCGGATGATCCTCCTTAAAAGATTCCTCAGGCTTACGCAACTTAATAGTCTGCCGAATCTCATCCATCAAAGCATTCAATTGACCAGCAGAAGCACCATGCTGACCAGAACGAGAAATAAGCTCCTGAATCTGAGCTTCATTCATACCAGGATACAAACGTTTGTTTTCAGTATCCTGATCAATATTACGAGTCTCAGCTCTTAACTTTTCAGCTGAAGCCTCATTAACAACTTGAGTAGTACGAGCAACCTCTGCTTGCTCTTTAGCTAAAGCAGCTTGAGAAGTACGAACAGAAGTCTCCCCAAATTTGGGAGCTTCTATAGAACTAGTGCCACTAGAAGGTGAACTAGTAGGAGCAGAACCAGTCTTAGAATAAGCCAACATAGGCGATAGACCCGCCTTGTTTAAATCTTCAACCATACGCTGATAAGTCGTGTTGGACATCCTCTCATTAAAAGCTTCGGACTGTGTCTGCCTATCTTCGGCAGCATTCCGATTCTGAGAAGCATTCCAAGCACTAGTAGCAGCACTTAAAAAATCACCAAGCATACTAACGCCCTTCGGTTGTTTCCTGACTACTCCTTTCGGAGTAGTCCAGGTAAATTACATTAGAAATGATCAATTAAACCAGGAACACTATACATAGGCATAGGTCTAGCCATCTTACAATCAAAAAACGCATCCATCAAAAACTGCTGACCGTTAGCAGCTGAACCAACTGCAGTAGTACGGTCAATAGGTG